TGGCGTCCATATAACTTGGCTGTCTTTTTGGCCGTCTTTCCAATGAAAAGAACCCCTAGTAAGGTAGTGCTCCTTTATCATCTCGTCGTTATAGTCAATTTGCTGATATATCTTAGTCAGGTTAAATATAGACTGCTTACTCTCGTCACGAAAAGCGTGGGACTCAGTACGCGGGAATTGACGATAGAACTCGTTGAGCGCATCAGGGTCGTTCTTAAGTGAAGCTACCTCGTTTTCCCAATACTCAATAGCCCCCATCTTTATAGACTGCCCGTCAATACCTTTAACATCGTGCAAAGGCTTTATAAATACGGGCATACCATACCTATCGATATACCCTTCAAAATTCCATTCCATAGGAATAAATAGGCTGTACATACCGCTCTTGGTCTGGCCGTTAGCGTTGCGGTTGCTTACGTCAGATTGAGAGTGTAGCGTTTTGTAGTTCCCACCGCCTTTGCTTAGCGCGTTGGACGTAGAACCCATCATACACTTCCCTATGATGCGGCTACCCAATCGCAAACAAGTTTTGGTGACGCGCCAGTTATTGAGGATATTCTCTGGCTTCTCCCACTTACCGCTTTCGTCGTGAACCAAGAGCAAAAGCTTCTCTCCGTCATAGCTGTTGTCGGCTGTATTCTTCCAGTCTATAGTAGTATCAAGTCCGTCAAGCTCTTCAGACTCATCGAGGTACATATTGCGCTTGGTAATCTTTGACGCAGGTACCCGATATGCAAGCTCTGTTTTGGGCTTATCCATACCGTCTTGTATGGGCTTGAAAAAGAACGGGTAGTTCGCTGATATAGGAACCACCTTATCGGTAAACATCTTTTTGGCGTCAGCACCCGTTTTAGAAAGTATTCCAACTCGAGCGTCCTTAGCGAGAGTTCCTATATTGACGCATTCCGAAGAACCCATAAAAGAAAATCCTGAACGACGAATCTTTAAGTAGCACATACCGAAACATCGGCTGTCTGCCTTGCAAGCCTCCCAGAAGATATAGAATATACGGTTGGCCTCTCGAAAGTCAGGGAGCCCTACGTCAATTTTAGTCCACTGGAGGTACGTATAGTGTGAGCCCGTTATGTAGGTAGGGACTCCATTATTCATAAACCAGGCGCCGCTTTCACGTCTGTCGAACTCGCGCTCCACGAAATCTACCCACCTGTCTTTAAAATCAGCGGGCATCTCGTTCCACTGAAATATCGTCTTGATACGTGTAAGTTCTTTAGGGTACTCTAAGGGCTGCCAGTACTGTTCTTTTTTAGATTTGCTTCGCTCTATAGGGTTACTACAAACCATAGGGAGTGCAATACGTACGCCCTGTATCTCTACCACATCACCTACCGTACCGTCTTTTGATATAACGACAAAGTCATAGTCTTCGTTATAACCGTATTGCCAACTTTTAGCTTTATTCTTCCTTGTAAGTACCTTTTGGGGAACTATATCATTTAGATAAATAAGCAGTTTATTTTGAACGTCTTTCCGCAAATCCTTGCTTGGTATTAGTAGATGAATCACCACGCTTTTCCATCGCCTCTAAATTTTCTCTCTCCTGCTCAATACGGTTAAGTATCTCTAGCGCATCGAATATAGCAAGTTTTTTTGTAGCCGCTGCGTTCTTTAATCTGTCGGCGGCCAGCTCGTCTTCTATATCGGGCTTTATGATATCTTCTTTGGCTACCTTAATAAGCTGCTCTACCGCCTTGTGACCCGCAGCTATAATTTTTTCTTTGAGTTCTTTCGCGTTCATAATACCAGCGTTATGTTGTCAGTAAACATACGGTACAACTTTTCCCCATCTACAGTAAACTCATACTCGCTATCAGGAAGAAACGATATCTCATCGCCTTCGTTTACACCGAGCGCTAAGAGCTCGTCATTTCCATACTTAAGCCTTCCGATAAGGGGCTCTTCTTTTGAGAACTTACCTATCCACGATTCTTTTTCTTCTACAGGCTCTACAAAGCAATACTTTCCGTGCGCTCGCCACTTGTCATCTTTTTTGTACAAAAAAAACTGGTCGTCGGTTACAAAGAAGAGGTCGTCCTTAAAATAGCTGCGACCGCTTTTTTGAGCCCCATACATATCGTAATAATATTTAAATACGTTATGATGCACCAGAAGCGTATCCCCTGGCTCTATAGGGCCTGAATAAGAAAGTGGGACGGACTGTACGATAGCGTAGCGGTTAGAAAACCTGTGGTCTTCTTGAGACGAACTTACGATAAACTCAACGTCGTCGGCCCTTCGTTTGTTATCGTATCTGCTGCTATTTTTTGGCTTTACTATAAATGCGCCTGGTGACCTCATTAAAAATTAATGTTGTACTCTACAGATAGCGGCATAGTGTACGAAAAATGTTTCCAAAGCATTATTTCGTTATTGCGCTCTATCCATATTTGAATTGAATTTGATTTCTCCTCAATTTTGATGAGGTGTATTTTATAATTGCCACCGAGAACCTCCTGGCCTAATAAGTAGTGCATCCCCGATTTATAATCAGGCCCTATGGAGATTTTTCGAATAAGCATTATAGATGGCGAAACTCTTTATTCAGACGGACTTTTAACAGTTACTTTGCCCGTCTCAATATTGATATTTGAGTTGACCCCATAAGTCTCTATCAAAGACTTTTCCATATCGTAGTAAGAAGATTTAATCTTATCGATATTGTTGAGGATATCTTGTTGCTGCATTAAGCATTCGCCCAGAGCAACTTTGTTTTGGTTGAGCTCGGTTAGCGCATCGCGCAATTCTTTCAACTCGCCTTCAGTTAATTTATTCATTTAATTTAGTTTAATTACCACGTAGCAATAGCTACTCTTTTCCAAGTATTAGCCGCAATGCAAACATAGATATAATCTGTCGTCCACACAACATCCCCTTGCTCTCCAGTAGCCGTCGCTGAAGCAGGTGCTGTTCCAAGGGTGACCTTAGACCCCGAGTCAACCCAGTCTAAAATATCGGTGCCGCCAACCTGTTGAACAACACTTAATTGTTGATTAACGCTCGGCGCAGTAGAGGGGAGGCGTATGTGATAATCTTCGGTGGGCTGGGCGCCAAATCTAAGTGAGTGAGCATCACCAACAAAACGCAATGTAGCTGGGTCGCTTACTCCGCTTGGCAAGTCAAGACTTTTCGAAACTGAATTTAAAGTTAATATAGGTGTTGCGCTAGTGAGGTCGCCCCAAAAAGACAAATCTTTATTAGCTCCGATATTATACCTTCTTGAAGAATCTTCAGTTAAAGTAAGGTCAGAATTGCCAAGGTTAATGGCTTGCGGATAATCAATCCAGTCTAATACCCCAGAGCCGTTGGTTTTTAATATTTGCCCAGTATTGCCGTCGGTATTGGGTAGCGTAAGCGTATAACTAACGTTGCTCAAGCTATTAGGAGCTACTATACCGACAGAGCTGGTCCCCGTGTTATCTTTTAACTTTAAAGGTATGTTAGCGCCTACAGAAACTTCAGAGCCGCTAACGGTAAGGGCTGAGCTACCTCCCGAAGCAAACGATAATGTGCCTGGGCCTAAATCGTAACTTCTGCTATTGTCCGATTGTACAAGGTTGGAGTTTCCGAGATTAGATACACTCGTCCAGTCCAAGACTCCAGAGCCGTCCGTCTTTAGTACCTGCCCAGTATTGCCGTCGCTCGCAGGAAGCGTAAGCGTATAGCTGCTCGACAAAGAGTTAGGTGATTTTATTGCGACGGAATTGCTTCCTAAGTTGTCTTTAAACCTTAAGGGGACGTTAGCCCCTAAAGAAACTTCAGCCGTACTAAGCGTAAGTATATAGTCGCTACCGTTGGTAAAAGCCAATACCGAAGCCCCACCATTTAAATCATATTGCCTTAGAATACCGTCTTGAGTAAGGTTGGCGCTGCCTAAATTTATAGAAGCGTCTGAATTAACCCAGTCCAAGACCCCATCGCCGTCCGTCTTCAATACCTGTCCCGCAACGCCGTCCGTGGGGGGAAGCGTAAGCGTATAGCTGCTCGACAAAGAGTCAGGCGATTTTATTGCGACGGAATTGGTTCCTAAGTTGTCTCTGAGCCTTAAAGGGACGTTAGCCCCTAAAGAAACTTCAGAGCCGCTAACAGTAAGGGCTGTATTCGCCCCGTAATTAAACGCGAGCGTACCCGAACCTAAATCGTAATTCCTGAGAAATGTGGTTTGAGTAAGGTCAGAATTACCTAAATTAACGGAAGCCGTAGAGTTGTTTTGCCAAGACAGCGTACCCGAACCATCGTTTACCAAAACCTGGCCTGTTGCGCCAGCCGCTGCTGGAAGCGTAAGGGTATAAGACGTAGGTACCCCTACAGGTGATTTAAGCGCAACGTAACCTGCGTTACTGCCATAAAACCTAAGCTCTACCGCAGACCCCGTAACGCTGTCGTACCCTAAGCGCACAGAAGCGGGTTCGCTAAGGGATGGCTGCTTAATTGCGAAATAAGAATCTACGCCTTCTGTAAAGTTTATTGAGCCCCCAT